TTTGGGGCTGACCAGACATGGCAAGTTGAGTAATTCCCGGTGTATTGGCGTTTACATTAACGCCTCCTTTTCCGGGATTAAATGGAAGCTCATAATTAGGTGGGTCAACATCGGCAGGAGGATCTGTTGGATCTACTGGATCTGGTAATGGATCTCTAAAGTAAACTTTCTCCGCTCCAAACCCTGCGCGAGAATCTCTGCCTTGAGCTTCCATAGCCGCCGCTTCAGACTCTAACTCTGCACCCGTCACAACTCTAGGTGGGCGAACAGTGCGTTGTTGCTCAACAGCATCCTTAGCTCCTCGCATATATCTTGAGAAGTCAGGAATACTGCCTCCCGGAAACATTGCAACAGGCACTCGACCCATGTTTTCTAAGCTGTTGCGTTGACGCATATAATCTTGTGGATTGATAGAAGTTAAACCGCCCTGATTATAGCCATATGATCCCGAATATGGATTATTAAGAGCAGAGTCCTTACGGGCCTCATTTACCGCATAATCTCGTCTTGCATAAGCATCTGCTAACTCTTGATCTTTTTCTCCTTGGCGCTTACGATTTGCCGACCTCATATTGTCTTCAAGCATCTCCTGCGCTCTTGCGGATTCGCCTATTACAACAGGAGCAATTGCCTCTTTTGCCATCAAGTTACTCCCAAACTCTCCGGTAAATTTAAGAGGGTCACTCATAAAGTTTTGACCAATATTTCTCCCTGCTTGATTCTGCAAGTCATCTAAAACGCCTTGCTGATAAGCAATAGATCCTGTGTTTGGAGCGTTTAGGGATACTCCTCCCGCTTGTGGCGCAATTGGATTAGCACTTAAATTTGGCGCAAGCAGATTATCTGATGACATACTACCGTATGCGGGAGCTTTTAATGTTGCTATTTGCGCTTCCGTAGCAGTTCTAGCGGCGGCATCGCCACCTGCAATCAGCGATGGATCTTTAAGCAAAGTATCTAAAGATGATTGAGAACCTTCAAGCGCACCTGCCGCCTCCGAAATTGCGGGATCAAACGCCTCAGAAGCTCCTTGCAATGCCTTACCAAGTCCGTAACCAGACAGTCCAGACATAATTCCTTGCTTTAGATCACCTGTGATAGCTGTGGTGGCAAGTCCAGAGCCAACTGCGCCTGCGGCGGCGGCACTAAGGCCAGCTCCACCCAAGATGCTTGCTCCTGCGCCAGTCAGAAATGAGCTACCCAACATACCTCCAAGTAATGAGGCCGCAAAGGGTAGGAACGCTTCCGGCTGACCCGTCATAGGGTTTCTTGTCAAAGAGCCGGTTGGAGACAGCGAGGCAAGACCGGCAACCTCTACGGGGTTCATGTGAACCATCATACTGTCGCCATATCGACCCTGAGTTGCCATTTGATTGGCTAACCCCTCCATAGGACGTTGGTTTCCAAACTGCGAGTTAGGGTTGTTCATTAACTTGTCTCCACACCGAATAGGTTAAAACTAACATCTACTGCGCTGGCATACACTTTGACAACATCAGTCTGTCCAAGACATATACCGATCACCACAGTTCTAGTTGTGTTGGCCGCTAGGGCTTGATCGAAAAATAAAAATTGCTTATCGTTTGCACCAGCACCCGCAACGTGAACGCTTACCCTAAAAGTAATACCGGAACCTGTTCTGTTGCAAATAACCAAAGAGCTAACAGTTGTTTGCGTTAAGTTGGGTACGGTATATAACACCGTTGTTGTTGTGGCCGCTGGATCTAGCTGACCCAATACCTTAATAACGTCAGTCACGAAGCACCCATTAATAAGAACTGAAATCTACGCATAGCTAAAGATCCTTCCTTATCACCTTGAGTTTTTGCCGCCGTTATCTCAACTTCATGCTGATTAAATGCATCTTCAATAACTTTTCTAGTCAGGCTCTCGTTTGGAACGTCATACTGATTCAATGGAATTGGCAGTGGAGTTTTTCTTATAGCCATTATCTTCGACCATCTTGTCTGATCTGAAACCTAAGAGTTCCTAGCCGCCAACCATAACCTGATCCTGTACTTTCCACGCGAATGACAGGGTGTCTAGCTCTAGCTCGCAGGTAAGACTCTTTTGTTGACTGGTTAACAGTAACAGATGAAAGTGTGCTTGCGTCCTGAAGCGGATAGTTTCTACCCTTAACCGTAATAGCAACCGCAGGATCTACTCCATCAAACGAGAAATCGGGAATAACCTTACTCATAAACATAAAGGCTTCGCCATCACCTATCTCAAGGTCTCCAGACTCAACAAAAGCTGTCATAGGAGATCCGTCATCATCAAAGCCGACTTCATGGTTATATAACAAGTTATCATTCGATGAGGTTATAACGGTTGTTGCTATAGGCGAATCGCCCATGCCTGAGTCATGCCAAGCACCTCTAGCTAAAGTTCCTATAGACCATAAGTTCTCTTCATAGTTGTACGTTACATAATTAGTTATTTCTGTATTGCCAGTTCCTATAGGATAAAACCAAGTAACCTCAGAATACGCTGAATTTTCAGCGGCGAATACTTTATATGCCTGACTTACATTTAAATTTGAAAACACATGATCCTTAACGGAACATGGCAATGGCTGAACGGAGCCGTTGTAAACGTTAAATCCACCCTCATCCATAAAATACACAGCACCTCTAGCATTAATCCCCCCTCTCGGAGAAATCATGGAGACATCCGTACTTAGTGTTGAGAAGTCAAACACAAACGGGCCACCAACAAACCTCATCGAGTGCAGGCTTTCATCTGTAAANACAAGTATCTCCTGTCTTGTTTGAATTGCACCTACAATCAATGATCCAGAGTTTATTCTTACCCCGCCAGCCGTATTGATAGCTGTCGGAGTCCAATCGGTCAAACTACCCTGATCTGAAAATCTAATAAATAATGGATCTAAAGTTGATGAGCCTATAGGATTTGTACCAAATGCAATAACGTGTTGATCAACATCCGATACCATTGTTTGAAGGGCAGATGAGGGAGGATTTAGGCCGCCAAGAGAGGCATCCGTAATGTCAATTGCTCTACTCTCAAGACCGCCAGAAAGATCAAAATAATATATACCGCCTCCTCTTACATTAAAAACAAGGTCTTCGCCAAAGTTATCTTGACTGTAAAGCCTAAGCTGATTGCCGGAGGAGATAGCACTGGAAGAGCCAAAGCCACCATTACCCCAAGCATTAACACCCCATCCGGTGCTTGCAACGTAAGTGTTTAATCCGGTATTAATCTGATACGCGCCAACCGTACTGCTACCGCCGTTTGATGTGTCACTGGCGTTTGCAGTTACAGTATTTCCAGATGTATCCTTTGCGGTAATCGTGTAAGTGTTTGTTCCTGTGATAGAGGCTATTTGATACTCTTGATTAAGAACGCTAACAGAAATAGTACCGCCAAGACTCGCCGCATCAGAAAATGTTACAAAATCATTAACAATAGCGCCATGCGAAACATCAGTAACTGTAACCGTTGAGCTTCCGTTTGAGGCTGAAAACGTAACATCACCAGCGGATGTAGTAACTCTAAGGGGCGTAACATCGTTAAAGTTAATACCTTCAGTAATATAAAACTTTAAGTTAGTGCCTAGTCCCGTGTGTTTGGTTGCGCCCAAGCTAGACCATGTATACAGCGATCTGCCAACGCCTTCATATGTGTTTGTAGAAAATTTTTCCCACCCGCCAATTTTTTCAGGACGACCTTTTCTGAATCGTATTTTATCAGAATCAGTCCATCCTTGATCGGCAGTATAGTCCGTACCCTCCTTACTAATTCCGGGCGCAAACTGAATCTTCTGCAAAGGCATAATTAACCTCGATAAGGAAGGTTGGGCATAAATGGGCCGCTAGGATTTAAGCCGCCCTTGCTTGGCCCACTTGGGCCTCTGCGCGTAGGAGGAAATCCGCCTTTAGATGGGCCTCCTCTTGGCGGTTGAGGATAAGGCATTGGCATTGGCCGTGGCATTGGCCGTGGCATTGGCATTGGCCTTTGCCTTCCGCCCTTGTTTCCGCCTCCCATTGGAGGTCTTGGCATTGGCATTGGGCGATATGGAGGTCGAGGCATCCGCTGAGGAGGTTGATACCTTTGTACAGGCCGATATGGCTGAAATTGTGGATTGCTCATAGATGGGCCACGATACTGACCACGCAAACTAGCTATGCCTGACTGATCAGAAAATAACCCTCGCGTCGGCCTTGGCCTTACAAAGGGCGGCGGCGGTGGTGGTGGTGGTGGTAAACGAGGATCATCAAACCCTATTGGGTTTTTGCCCTCAACAGGGTCTGAGCTTTCGATAGGATTAGGTTCAGGATCAGCAGGCATTGTTTCGACAGGAATCTCAGGCATCGGTGTTTGGGGTGGTGTATATGGCCCTGAAGGAAAATAACCGCCCTTACCGCCGCTCATGCGAAACTGAGAGGGATCAAATTCTTTACGGATATTGCTCTGATCTAGATTAAGTCCCCCTTCTGGGAGAAATCCGCTTGCATTTTGCCCCCTACCCATCATTGACGGACTGCCGCCCATTTTGGCTCTAGTCTGAAATGAAGGCTGTCTATTACCCATTCCCATTATTGATACTCTCCCGTTCTTATCATATCTGCAATCTCCACAGCCCTAGAGCCAACTTGCTTGCTCCACTTGGAGTCCATAAAATCTGACGCGGCTTTGTCGTAGTTTTTAAACTTCATGGCCTCAAGAGCGTTCTCAAACTTGCGAAGTGAGGTCTGACCAAGATTAAAAGACAGATCAATCATCGCATCTTTCCTTACGCTATCAAGAT